CACGCAGAACAAGATTTACAAGATTTTGTCAACGATTTGTATAGTATGCCTAACCGTACTCAAGAGTCTATATTGAATGCTATTAATGAAAAAATAGCTCATATACAGCAAGAAGAAGGTATTACTGCTTTTGGTTTAAAAAGGCGTAAAACCGGTAAGAAAAGAAAAAGAGCTACTATGAAAACAAGTAGAAAAAAAAGAAAAAGGAGGAAAAATTAAGGTTTATTTTTAATTAAATATAAAATTAAATATAAATTATGTTCTAGGTGCCATTACAATCATTTCATCATTACTTGGGCTATCGGGTATAGTTATGAATAGTTTTGGTCTAATATAAAATGCCTTGTGTTTAATATTGTCGCCATATTTTTGTCGTAATGTTGTATCGGAGTTTGGGTCTAATGCCGGTGCCAATTCTGCGTCACGTCCGTTTATATTGTCAAATTGTCCTGATTCTACTATTTCTATTTTATAGCTATTACTGTTAATACCAAAGTCGTCGCTAAAAGCTTTTGCGGTTATAAATTCGTAAAGCTTTGCTAATGTATAATCCAAATTTATGTGATATACTTTTGTTTTACAAGTATACACTTGCTTAAAATATAATTCTATGGAATCAAATTCACTCATCTTATTTATTAGTTATACATTTTAACCTTTTGTTATTTTTTAATTCAATTTTATTTAAATTATTATGTATTTTGTTTAAGTATTTTTGTAAAAAATTTAAAGGTGTTATTATTTATTAATAAATAAGATGTCACAAGAGAATAATACACTCAAAAATGAAATAGTAACTTTAAATAAAGAAATACGTGGTATAAAAGAAGAGATGAATAAAATGATCGAAACAAATAACAAAATGGCATATGAGTTGTCGCGAATAATGCCATATTTAAAAAATTTTTCCGAAGATGTTAGACACGAGTTACATTATATAAAATACAAATAATTGTTAATTATTTTTCATTTATTTTTTTGATTTATTTTTTTGATTTATTAAATTAATTATTCCTTCGTTAAATTCTGTTTCGATTGTCCAACCCAAATCCTTCACTTTCTGATTACTAATATAATATCGCTTATCGTTAAACGGTCTGTCTTTGATATATGTAATCCATTTATCATATTCTTCTGTATTCACAATATTTTTAATCAATAGTTTTGATATATCAAGAATGGTATATTCATCGTTTTCATCACTTCCAATATTATATATTTCACCGATTTTGCCATTTTTCAAAACCAAATTCAACGCTGAACATACATCATTTACGTGTAAAAAAGCTCGTACATTTGAGCCGTCACCTTGTATTGTTACTGGCTTATTATTTATTAACAATTCTATAAATAACGGTATCAGTTTTTCAGGATATTGATTGGGACCATAAACGTTATTGCCGCGCGTAATTATAATCGGCATTTTAAAAGAATGGTAATATGATTTTGCGATCAATTCAGCAGCTGCTTTTGAGGCGGCATACGGATTTGTTGGGCATAAAATCGATTCTTCGTTCTTTTTTTCTTCGTTTTCTTCTAACATTGATTCACCATAAACTTCGTCTGTGGAAATATGAATAAAACGCTCAATATCTCCATAACGTCTACAGCATTCTAATAAAGTATGTGTGCCTACTACATTATCATTTGTATATTGCAGCGAGTCTTCAAAAGAATTCTGGACGTGCGATTGCGCCGCAAAATGAATAACAGTATCTATTTTATTATTTTCTAATACATAGCGAACTAAATCAAATGAACATAAATTGCCCTTTACTAATTTGTATCTTGGTGAATCCCGAATTTCTTCATTGATATTCATTTCGTTCGCACAATAATACATAGCATCATAATTTATAATGTTTATATCTTTGTTCAAGTGGAAAAAATAATTAATAAAATTTGAACCTATGAATCCGCAACCACCTGTTATCAATAAGTTTTTCATATTTGTTATGATATAATAAAATTTATTTATGTATTTATTCTTTGTAAATACATAAATTTATTATATCTTTAATTTGTTTCCAATACTTTTATAATAAAAACCATTGTATTGTACATTTTTATCTAATGCCTTTGCTAATGTTTTGTCACTCATCTTTAATTCACGAATACAATCATATTTACACGCAAATTCATTAACCAAATTGTTATCTAAATCGTATTGACCAACACCGTTTTTGTATAAAAGGATGTCAATACTATTTACATCCTTTAATAACTTGTTTGATTCTCCGAATAGAGAACCGATATTTATGTCAATTAAATAAAACATCTTCATAGTATGGATGTCTTCTATTTGTAAAGGACGTCCATAGTACGGACACCCTTTATAATATACTTTCTCCTTCATATTTTTCTTTGATTTTTTCATTTAAAATATCTAATTGGTATTGTAAGTCATATTCATCCGGTAATACCATTTTTAACCCCAAACGTTTTTTTTCAATTCTTTTTTCAAAAACTAAATGTTGTTTATCCCTCATATTAACTAAAGAAACATATTTTGGCAACTGAATGCCTTCCTTTTCTGGATAAATATTATTTTCTAAATCATCAACTACTTTATTAGCTTGATTTAATTTATCTTGAATTGATACCTTTTCTGATTTAGTTGTAGTCCATATTTTATCTAATTTTGGATGTTTTTCTACCTTAAAGAATTCTCTTTTTTTTGTATGTTCTTTATCCAACCATTCATGATAGTAAACAACATATTTTTTCATCATTTCTTGTGTAATTCCTTCAGGTAAATCCTTAGCGTTTTGTTTTCTTTCTCTCTTTGTTCCTTCTTTTATTCCTTTTGTATTCTGTTCTTGCTGTTTTCTTGTAGCAATTCGCAAATTTTCAAGTGTATTATTTAAAGGGTCTTGATCTATATGGTCTACACTAACATTTTTTGTTCCTTTACCATTTCCATAGCATCCTGTTATTATTTGATGTATATATAAATTAGTGCTTCCCATAATATAACCATTTTGTAATTTAAACCAAGTAATTTTATTTCTATTATTACTATTATTTTCATAATCTAATATTTTTTGGTAACTTTCACAGCAAAGTTTACAAATTGTATCCTTTTCACAATACATTAATAAATATTCTTTGTCGTTTTCTTTTATTCTCCATATAGGATTTTTCATTAAATTTGCGTCTTGACCCATAGTCAAATAATGTCCGCGTATATATTCTATTATGTCATATTTTTGAGAAATATTTTTATGATAAATATGATAAATTTCGACATTGTTCCTTCGTAAATCACAATGATTTTCATTTTTAAATATAAAATAAACGGTTTCTTGGTTGTAATTAAATATAAAATCTAAATAACTAAACCTTTTATAATTATAACAATACGATGGATAAATATCGGTTTCATTAACAAATGTAAAATTTTTATTAAAATTTATAATTCTATCCTTATCATTTAAATCAACCAAATATGTTTTATTGTTATATTCGATAACACCGCACATTAATTTTTCATTTGTTGAATATTTTGGCTTCATTGTTTCTGTATTATTAAAATTGAACGTATTTTTATTATCAATTTTATTTTTTTTGTAGTAACTCAAAGAAAATGGGTTGTTAAAGTGATCCATATTATAGTTATTATAATATAGATTTATTTAAGTAGTTTAAACAATAAACAATATATAAGTAGATTTGATAATAATACCCAATCCGCTCAATTTGAGTACGCGAGCCCTCCCATACCTGACATAATTCTCAACACGTTGTAATTGGTAGCATAAACACGGACCTTGGCAGTCTTGGTTCCCTCAACGGTGGCGTTGGAGAGGACAAGCTGGAGGGTAGCGTTATCAATTCTGGAGAAGTTGCAAGTTCCCGAGGGTTGGTGTTCCTCAGGGCGGAGAGCAAAAGAATACACGTTAATACCCTCATCAGGGTTTCTGGTGTGGGCTTGGTAAGGTTGGACCCAAGAGAAGTAAGATCCTTCACGCTCAGAGAAGCGATCTTGGCCGTTAAGTTGGAGCTTAGCGGTGACGACGGGGTTCTGTCCCCAGCAGTGCATATCCAAAGAGGTCTCAGAGAGGACGAAGGTGCCGGCATCAGAGACACCAGAGTTGTTGAAGTGGCTACCAGACTCTTGGAGAGAAGCAATGATAGAAGCAGGGAGACCAGTGGTGTTCAAGGGGATTTGGTTGCCTCCAAAATTGACCTCATTGTAAGGATTGGAGGGACCGTGCCAGTATCCAGTGAAATTATCAGGGATGTAATTATCCAAAGCACCCGCATCTTGGAAGAGACCACGAGCATCAATGTAAGCACGAGAATCAGCAGCGACGGCAGCAGGGCCTCCGAAAGCGTGGATAGCATTGGGGAGAGCATCGATGGCATCAGTGTAGTTGAAGGGTTGAGCACCAAGGACCTTG